GCTAGGATTAAAATGGAATAGTAAAGTGCTTACATTTATAGATCCTAAACTTTGGAAAAGCAGGAGACAATAATTCAGATTTAGGAAAAGTATTTCTTTAAAAAATTCTTAAAAAAATTATAAAACACGGATTAAAATCTAAAAGATATACTTGTAACTTATTGAATTTACTAGCCTTTTCAATACAATGATTAATAGAAGATAGGAATTAATTCACAACCCTGTAACCTATTGAATTTATTAGAGGAATTAGATTTTGAAATTTGCTTTGTATGAAACTGCCTATAGTAGAGTATAGAAGAGAAAATAAAAACCAGCCACAAGCAAAATATAGGGCTCGGATTCTTTAATGAAATCAGATTGATAAGGGGATTATTATAATGGCTAGAGTAACAGCAGATGAAGTAAAGGAAATACTGGATGATTCATCTTTATCCATTGCAATTATAGATGCATACATACTTGGTGCCAATGAATTGGTAACAGAAGCAGTAGGAAGCAGTACAGAGATTGGAGATGGTCTTAAAAAGGAGATAGAACGCTGGTTGACTGCGCACATGATAGCTACTACTAGGGAAAGGATGGCTTTAGAAGAGGGGGCAGGTGGAGCTAGGATTAAATACACTGGGGACTATGGAAAAAATTTAGAATCTTCTCCTTATGGGCAAATGGTATTAACCCTAGATTCTACTGGTAAAATGGCGTCATTGGGCGGGAAAACAGCCAAAATGATAGCAATAGAAAGCTTTGATTGATGGGTATAGAAAAGTTTTTACAGAAAATTTGTGTCCAAACCGCTGTTTACTGGGGTAACCCCATTCCAAATGGATATGGTGGGATGTCTTATGATGTGCCAATAGAGATAGGTTGTCGCTGGGAAGATAAAGCAAAGGTAATTAGTGATAATACTGGGCAAGAGATTATTTCTCTAGCAGAAGTTTTGGTCACTCAAGATTTGTCAGTTCAGGGAATATTATATTTAGGAAAACTAACCGATCTTTCTACTGTACAGAAAGCTAATCCCGCACTGATAGAAAATGGTGCGTATTCTATTAAACGGATAGATAAAGTTCCCATGATAAAATCGACAACAGTTTTTGTAAGGACAGTTTACCTGTGAGAATAAGTGGGCTAAATACTGTGATACGTAATTTGAATAGGGAAATAAAGAAAATAGAGGGCAGGTCTATGAAAGGGTTGATTGAAGCACAAATAATTATTCGTAGGGATATGGATAAAACCCCCCCTAAAATTCCAGTAGATACAGGTAATTTACGTGCAAGTTATTATACAATAATATCGTCTGGAAAATTGTTGGAGGGAGAAACCCCTAATTTTAAGGGTGGAAATGCCCCACGAATGTCGGGAGAACATATGCCTGAGATAATGAGGGCTAAAAACCTACTGCCTTCAAATGGGCCTTCTTTGGCTCTAGGGTTTAGCGCATTTTACGCCTGGTTTGTGCACGAGATGATTGATGCTAAATTTGGAAGGCCGGGGGCAGGAGCAAAGTTTTTAGAGGCATCTATTAAGCGAAATGAAAAGCCTATTCTTGAGGCTATAAGAAAAAATGCAAAGGCAAGAAAGTGAATCCTTGTAGTGTTGATATATCTGGTATATTAGAGGCAGAAAGCAGCTTGGGGCTAATTCTTGGAGAAGATCTTTTTATTGGAAAAGAACCAGATAGTCCGAATAATTGTGTTACTATCTTTGACACTCCTGGGTTTCCCCCACAACTAACGTATATCCAAGGGGAAGATTATTTTTATCCATCAATACAAATTAGGGTTAGAAATATAGACTACCTCGATGGTTGGGAAATGGTTAATGATATTAAGAATTTATTGCATGGAAGGGGGCAAGAGACGTGGAATGGAACTTTGTATAGTGTGATTGTTTGTGTGGCTGAGCCTTCCCTGTTGGATTGGGATAAAAATGGTAGGGCTCATTTTGTGATAACTTTTAACATTCAGAGAAGATAGGAAGGAGGTGAAGAAAATGGCTATAGCTGGTGTAGGAGCAAAATTCAAAAGGTGGAATTCTAATACTTCTCTGTGGGACGTTATTGCTGAGATAAACAGTATAACTGGTCCTGGCATGTCTAGAAGTACAATAGATACTACCTCACTTGATACTGCAGGAGGTTACCGTACATTCCTTGCTGGATTTCGTAATCCAGGCACAGTTGTTTTGGGAATGAATTTTACTAGGGATACTTATGAACAGATGAAAACAGATTTTGAGAGTGACTCCCTTCAAAACTACAAAATTGATTTGCCCGATGATGATAATACAGTTCTAGAGTTTGAGGGTTTAGTCACAGAATTACCACTTACTGTCCCTGCAGATGATAAGATTACTGCCGATGTAACTATTCAGGTTAGTGGGCAGGTAACACTCGAATCTGGGTCATAATGAAGGGGAGAGAATGCTAATCACGCATTTCAAATAAAAGGAGGTAATCAGCCATGGGAGGGATTTTAACTAGGGATAAACTTTTAATAAAAGAAGAATTAAAGAAAGAAAAAATAGAACTCGGAGATGGTTTTGTATACGTCCGTCAGATGACGGGGAGAGAAAGGGATCGGTTTGAACAATCCCTGGTAAAGGAAAAGAAATCTAGGGATGGTAGTATAGATTATGAACGTTCCCTTGAAGATTTTCGTGCTAAATTAGCGGTACATACTCTTTGTGACGAAAATGGGGTTAATTTATTATTGCCAGAAGATTATCCTGTGTTAAGTCAGAATATGAGTGCTGCTAAATTGGAATTGATAGTAAACAAAGCACAGGAATTGAACCGTATATCGGAACAGGATAAGGAAAATCTAGTAAAAAACTTAGAAGGCGACCCGAACGAAGATTCTACTTTAGACTCTGTAGAGAGTTAGGGGTCGCCCACCCAGATTATTTACTTGAACAATTGACTTCTGAACAGATTAGTGAATGGAAGGCGTATGAGGCTTTAGAACCATTTGGCGAGTGGAGAGATGACTACAGAATAGCTCAACTTTGCACGTTAATATTAAATATAACACAGTCTATTTGGGGTGGGCAGAAAAGGGTTCGTTTTAAGATTGAAGATTTTATGTTGCAATATCAGCTAGACAATGTTGAAAAAGAAGTGGAAAATGTAGAAAAACAATCAGTTGAAGAAATGAGACAGGTTTTATTAGGTATTGCAGGACAATTTAAGAAGAGAGAGGGTTAATGGATATTGGGTCCTTAATGGTTACTTTAGGGGTAGATACAAGGGATTTGAAACGGGCAGAATCTGAGTTCCGTCGATTTTCTGCTTCTGGGCAATCGGCATTTTCAAAATTGCAATCCTCTATTTTTAATGTTAGAAATGCAGTATTGGGACTTGCTGCTGCTTTTGGTGTCTCTAAATTGGCTGAATACATAAAAGATGTCGCACATATGGCAGGCACGTATGATATGTTGGGCATAACTATGCGGGTAGCTGGAAGAAATGCTGGGTATACTGCCGCAGAGATGGATGGTTTGGAAAAATCTATTAGGAAGCAAGGAATTGCTGCGATAGAGGCAAGACAAACGTTAACGAGAATGTCTGCTGCACAAATAGATTTAACAAAGGCATCAGAACTGGCACGAGCAGCACAAGACCTTGCTGTTGTTGGGCATATTAATTCTTCTGAGGCATTTGAAAGATTGATTCAGGGCATCCAGACAGGACATGTAGTAATATTGAGAACTCTTGGACTAAATGTCAGCTTTGAGAAGGGGTATAAAAAAACAGCGAAACAATTAAATAAAAATGTAGAAGCATTATCTGAATTAGAACGGGTGCAAAGTAAAACTAATACTGTTTTGGAAGGGGCAATAAAATACCAAGGCATTTATGAACAGTCAATGACATCTGCTGAGAAACAGTGTGGTTCTCTTACACGATATGTTGATAACTATAAAGTGGCATTAGGGGCTGCTTTACAGCCAGCTTTTCTACGGCTAATGCAGGTAAAAACGGATATGTTTAAAAAATTAACTGAAGTTGTTAGTAATCCAAGACTTCAGGGCAGCATAGAGAGTCTAGGATTGGCATTTGTCAGGATGTACGAAGCATTCGCAAAAGGAGTGGTAATTTTTGCAGAGTATGGTGATGTGGCGATTTCTACTTTAGGAACTTTGACAAAAATAGTACTTGTCCGTGGGGCTTTAGCATTAGGGTTTTTAGGACTAACGAAAGTTATTATGGGGGCAGTGGTAGCAGTACAGACATTCCATCTTCAGATGGGGCTATTAAAATTGGAATTAATAGCGACTACTGGAGTTGCTAGCAGAAGCAGCATGGTATGGGCTGCGTTAAATACTACACTTTGGGGAACTGGGCTTGCCGCTCAATGGGCAACTGGGTGGATGACTAAGTTAAAAATGTCTGTAAACCTCCTTTTTGCAGCATGGGCAGGATGGGAGGTAGGAAAATGGCTAACAAAAAACTTTGAGTCTGCTCGTATTGCAGGAGTAATGATGATAGATGTTTTAATGCGTGGTTGGATACATTTGAGGTATGGTGCAGAGATTGCCTTTCTTAAAATCCGAAATACATGGCGTACAGTTATTAATTTCTTAAAAAGTAGTTATGGTTCATTTCTCGATTTTGTGGCTAAAGGTTTGGAAAAAATAGGGTCTGTAAAAGTTGCTACTGGATTGAGAAAAATAGCAAATCAGTATATTGTTAGTAAAGAAGAAAAAGAAAAGGTTACTAGACAATATGAAAAGGATTTAAAGGATATTAGCACAAATCTCAATGAAAAATTGAAAGCACATAATAGAATTATTGAAGAGATGCAATATGAAACTATACATCCACCTGTTCCAGCTATTCCTCCTTTGCCCGAATTCCCTCCTTTGCCCGAACTCCCCCCTTTACCTCCAGTACCTTCACCTGTAGAGAGTATTAGTAATCAAATAGATAAATATAAAGAATTGAAACAAGAACTTGAATTCCAAATCTCTATCCTAAAAGAGACTGCGGATAGACAGAAAGCTTTAACTATGCTTAGAGGGGCAGATGTTAATGCCACTGAGGGACAGATAGATGAGATTACTAAATTAATTGCAGTGTTGAGAAAGGAAGAATCTGCTAGAAAATATCTAGAGATGAGAAGTGAACTTGAATTCCAAATTTCTATCCTAAAAGAGACTGCGGATAGGCAAAAGGCGCTAACTATGCTTAGAGGGGCAGATATTAATGCCACTGAGGGACAGATAGATGAGATTACTAAATTAATTA